CTGCCTAAAACCGTAGTAGCTGACCCTGCTAAGGTAAGCGTTTCTGTTACCGCAGTATCAGTTACATCCGTACCTGTAATAGTAACAGTCTTACTTCCATCACTACTACCTGCTGTAGTAGCACTTACAAATCTAGGTGCAGTAGGTGGTAAACTTCCTCCTACCATAGTAAAAGGAAAAGTCCCTGGGGCTGTACTAGATTCGCTCGGTTGTTGTGCTGTCGCAAGAGCGTCTGTATCTGCAGCATCCGAAGCAGAGTCCGTAGTAATCGGGTCTGAGCCTAATGTAAGTGCGTACTTAGAACTTGTAGAACTAAAACCTTTACGATTACCTAACCTACCTGCAGCGTCATATGCTACGTTGTTTGCTTCTCTAGCAAACTCAGGAGAAGCCTGTACTTGCTCTCCTTCTGTAGATAACCCGTATATTCCAGGTGCTCTTAATACAAGTGATTTAAGTTGACTTGGCATTAATAATCTCCGAGCACTGTCCAATCACCACCATCACCTTGGTATTTATGCTGTTGTTCGTAAGCAATAGCATCTCCTATAGCTTGCTGAAAAGCACGTTGCACTTCAGAATATTGTTCTCCTTCGTCTTCGCCTCTTTCCCGTATTGCTAAAGCAAGTGCTCTTAAATAAACAGGATACCAAGGAACTTTAGTATACTGGTCATCAGCATTTAAATCTTCTTGAGGATTTACTACTTCAACTACCATGCTGTAAGCAGCATCAGGAGTTTGGTAAAACCTTATTTGTAAAGACTGCGTAGCTGTATAACCTGCTACTGCAAAGTGAACTGGTTCTGCTTGTTCGTCATTTGTAGTTTGAGACTGTCTTCTTGCGTAATCATACGGAACGGCTACAAGCCGTACATCCGTAGTGTTGTTAAAAACATCAACTACTCTACTTCTTTGGTTTGTATATACACTCCCTTCTTCTAAAGTATAGGTATGTGTTCCTGCAGAAGTGGTTACTGTAACGCTGTCTTGTAAAGCAGTCCAATTAAAGTTATCTTCTACTTCTCTTTTAGCATCGTTTACAAGCCGTAGAATTGCAGAAGATTGGTCAGTAGAGCTAATACTTCCTACCGTACTTTCTCTCATACGAGTAAGAATTTTATTAACTATATCTTTTACTGTTACTGCACTGGAAGACATACTTTACTCCTTAAAGTTGGGGAGCCGAAGCTCCCCGATAACCTAGACAACTTCTCTAGGAATAACCATTACATAGAGAGTACCAGAATCAAGGTCTACTGCACCACCAGTGTTATTAGCAGCAACTACTGTTACAGTGTTGGCTGCTGTTACTGCGGCAGAAAGAACAAGGTCTGCTACGTCTATGCTCATAGAGGCCAAAGCAAAATCGCCAAGCTGTGCTCCAGTGACAGTCACTTCTTCAGCAGCTTCATCGCCATCTGCAATGCTCCCCCAGTCTTTTGTTTCAGAAGCAATCGCAAACTTAGTTACTGATTGCCCATAATTAGTACCTGTTGGTAAAGCCATTATAAATCTCCTATAGACTAGGGGGGATTACTCCCCCCAATAAATTAAGCTGGTACAGCGATTTTAACCCCTGCATCGTTACGAAGTTCCCCAGTACCGTAGATAGTATCTGCAGTAAACAGGTCTCCTAAGAACTCTTGCTTGTATTGCGTTTGAGTTCTTACGCCCATTTGCTCAACAAGAGCTAGGGCAGACTTGTGCATTAGCAGACACAGACGGGCATCCTGAGAGCCTTCTGTATCAGTTGGTGAATTAGAAGATACATATACGGGAATACCGTACAGGTCTCCTATTAATCCATTACGAATGGTGTTACCATTTCCAACTTCACCAGTAAACGCTTGCTCAGTAAATCGAGCAATACCAGTTAGATTTTTCTTTTCTACTGGAGGTACAACAAGAAACCTATCTGCCATAGGTACATCTACATCATCTAGCGTTTGAATTGCTTTACGCAAACCTGCGTCAGCAATAGCAGCAGCATTGTCGCTACCTGCGTTAAATGCTGTAGAACCATCAGAACCGATGACAGTTCCAGAAGTACCAAAGTCTACAGTAGTTCCACTAGCAACTGTATTAACAGTTCCACCTTGTAGCCCATAAGACCTTAGATACAAATCTTGGTCTATTTGAGTAGCAAGTGCGTATCCTGCATCGTCAGTATAAAACTGTCTCATGCTAGATAAACCTTGCTTATCTAACAAGTCTTCAATTAATCTTGAATACTCGTAGTGGTTATCTATAGAAATTTGTATTTCGCTATCGGTAGCAGAAATCAAAGTTACTTGTTGTCTTGTAGTCTTTTGACTTGCAGAACCACGAGTAGGAGTAGGGATGTGAATTGTATCCCCTTTCTTACCATTGTGATTCATAACTGTAACTAGATTTGCTAAAACCAAATTCTTTTTATACGAAGCTATTACTTCGTTCGACCACAACTCAGGAATAAACTTATC